CACAGTAGTGTATGGGTTACCCTCGGGAACCGGATGATCGAGAGATCAACCTCTGATATGCAAGAATCTCTTGCCGAGCGATAGCTCTGGTAAGTATTCTGAGAAAGCCTTAGCAAAGGTGGTTTCTCGGAACTCGAAGACCTCTTCCTCTCCTTCGATTGGAACGGGTCCGGTATCGATGGTGGTAGGTTGATTAATATCAAAGTACCACTGGGGACACATATTCTGGATGAGATATTTCAAATCCTTAAGTGTTAAGTTGGGCCATTCACAATAGTGATCTAGTCCAGCCTCTTCGCACTCCCGCCATACTTGGTTGTAGGTGCGAACAAACGGTCGGGTGTTGAATACTTTCAACTCGCCGCCGCCCATTAAGAGCTGCTGGAAGAGATTTCCTCTGGCAGCTCTCTTGACGTACTCGTCCGTCGATATGATTCCGGCCTCCGCTGCGAACGATATCGACCATCTATTACCGCTAGGACTAGGGAACATTTCCTGGATAGTCTTAAACGGTATTGCATTGATCAGCTTAGGATATTTCGAAAGCTGATCAAGTAACCCCTCGAAATAAGGACTATTGTCCTCTATTCCTCGGGTAGAAACGTTCCTATTGAGCTTTCTGAATATTTTCAGATCCTCTCGAACGTCCATCCCCATGTGTGCCTTAGATATAAGCCATCTATGGGGATCAGGGGCTTTTGCGAACCACGACAGTAGTTCATAATCAAACCCTAAGCCGTATCCTCCTAGCGATTGCGGGAGATGTGCGGCTGCATAGGCCCTGGGATGCTTGTTTCTTTTAGGAATCAAGGGTCCCATCCTCTTGATAAATAAGTCTCTGACAGAGGCTATTTTATCTTTGCGCCAAAACCTGCTATCATTAGGTAGCCAGTTTAGCGTGTTAACAAGCTGTGACGATTTACCAATCGCGACATTCTTGTTATCCTTCTTAAGCATGGTCGAATGACCGCGCTCAAGAAGTCTAACCTTAACGGTATCCACTATTGTGGAGAGACTATAGTCTTCTTTACCGATAGGTTGTCTATGTTGTAAGTTCTCTAAATATAGGATTCTTTCAACATATTTCACACACACCTTGGATGAGCCATGCTTGCCATCGGTGATGTGAGAACCTGCTCTCCTATGATAATGGGAGATCAGGTCAATGTAGGCAGGGGGTCCCTTTACTAAGTGATCATCCCCGCCGATATGGATGTACCTCCACGCCGAGTACGGCGCTGGTTCATCTGTTAACAGCACATCCTCCCTATTAATATAGGATAGGTATGCTGCTTCCTCAACCGATAGGTTGAGTAGAGTTAATGCTGGTTTGGCGATAGCCTCTCCCATCATTATGCCTGTCTTCGAGACCACGGTTTCGTAGTCTTTGAAGAAAACTATCCTCGGCCCTATCGTGCTGAGGACTAGGTCAATGTATCTGGAATCGTCTCCGAATCCAAATCCATTCATAAACGATCTGAGCATAACTTTTGTTAGCTCAAATTGTTGTGCGTTAGTAGCATCCGTTAGGTCACTACTAAGCACTTCATGCTCAGTTAGGGATATATCCTTAACCTTGCATAGTCCTATCGCGGCCTCCCAGGCTTGATCCTGTCGGTGAAAGCTTGAGAACGCGGAGGGATGATACTTCATTGCAGCGATCAGTAGATGCGCCAATGGAGCCTGTAGCACGTTCAACCAATAGGGAGAAAGTGTTACCATACGAGCCTTGTTACCCATCTCTGGGACTACCTCGGCTCGCACAGGTATGGGGCACGGTTGGTATTCCTTCCACGCCACATACATAATCTGCTTCCCTGTGACTTTATCAAGTCCATGGAAGCGGCCGACCAAGCCTTTCGGGATTCCCTTAAGACAAGGTTTAAAGAGCTCCTCCCCCAGAGTATCTGAGAGGTTGAGCTCATCCCTAAAGAGGGTCTTCCATATTTGGATGCCCTCCTTATGGTACACACGACCGAATGGAGTATCCTCCTCTTCGTCGTGTTCGGGGACGCGGTTCAGTACTCTGATCATTGCATCCTTCACAGCTTGTGCCTGAGCGCCCTCTCGGACGCTGTGGTCAAGCTCACCCCCTGACGATACACTAATGTGCGCCTCGCCA